AAGCGATGATATGGTTGTTTAGTTCTCTGGGAGTATTCTTTATTGGATTTATTATTGTTTTTGGGATAGCGATTAATTGGTTGTTTAGTCCGGCGGAAGTAAGGACATCAGACGAACCTATTGAAGTTGACGATGGTTCATACAAAACATTCCCGGTTGATTTGGATGGGTTTGTGTCAAACTATACAACTATAAATGAATCGAATGTGGAAATGGATGACATTGTAGTTGAGGACAATGAGGTTGTTTTTAATTACGATCCAGACAATCGAATTACTTTCATCGGGGAATTGAATGATGATGGTTCGTTACGATTCGTTAAGCTGATTGATGAACTTACACAAGATCCAGACGATTTACTAATACATTATGAAAACATTTATACATCTTTAGAATTAGATAGCAACGAGGAAGTAACTGATATACTTTCCGCATCCTCCGATAACATCGAGAACGGTGAAGAACTATCTCATGTGTTTGATGCAGATGGTTATCAAGTTAGTCTATCGTTTGATGGGGTGGATGGACATGATGGTGGAGTAGTGGTCAGCATCTTAGGTAACTGATGTGGAGGTGGTAGCATCAAGGTCAAACGCCCATGCAAACAGGTCGGCTGCCATCGACTTACAACAGAAGTTTACTGTGACAAACATCATAAAGATCGGTCTATTACCGATCGCTACTACAACAAATACAAACGTGACCAAAGAGCGAATACGTTCTACCATTCCAAGGAGTGGCGGCGTGTTCGTTCTTATATTTATTCACGTGATGCGGGATTGTGTCAGTCTTGCTATCGTCAGGGATATGTGAGGCGGGGGGAGATTGTTCACCATATCGAGGAGTTGAAAGACAGATGGGATCTTCGACTTGATTCTGATAACCTCGAAGTGATTTGCTCCGATCATCATAACAAAATTCATGGGTAATTTTTCAAAATTACACTCCCCCACCATCGGAAAATTTTCTGACAATTCGCTGGGGAGCGACGCGGGGGCATTCTGTATATAAATTCCGTTTTATAATCTTCATGAGAGGAGGTGGTCGCATGGGACGAAAAGCTAAACCAGCATACCTGCAAGCTTTAGAAGGAAACAAGAGCAAGAAAAGCGCTGCCGAACTTCTTGAACGACATGAGAAAGAACAATCGCTGAAAGGTAACGCTGATGAAGTGCGTCCACCTTCTTGGATGAGGAACGATGCAAAGAATATTTTCCGCGAGTTAGTTAAAGAACTTGAAACGGTGGATCTCATCTCCAATGTGGATGTAAACTCGCTGGCTCGATATAGCGAAACGATGAATGAGTATACGAATCGTATTGCTGAGAAAGAAGAACAGCCGTTTACGATTGACGGTAAAGCGAATACATTTTATTCTCATCTCCGAAAGCTTGAATCAGAGCTTAGAGCGATGGACACTGAGTTCGGTCTCTCTCCCTCTGCTAGAGCGAAGCTGGCGGTTCCGCAGAAAGAAAAGAAAGAGCTGACTGAGTTTGAGCAGAAGTTTGGGGATGTTTAATATTATATAAGCGATCAGGCCCATGTTCCGTACGCGGACTGGGCTATTTTATTTACAGCAGGACTTTTGACACTCCCTGCCGAAGTGTGTTGTGGGGAAGGGGGTGTTTTTTAAAAATGCCTGAAGGAAAAAACTTAACTAAATCAGAAATAGCATTGGAGTTGACAACTAAGTTTGCTGGAAATCTAAGGGTTAATGCAAATACTCACGAAGAAAGAAATCAAAAATTAGCTGAAGAAATAGGAAAGTTCTATGGGTTAATGTATGACGCAGTTGAAGAGAAGTTAAGTAGATAGTTACATAAAGCATTCTCCATTCGGAGGGTGCTTTCTCTTATGATTTAAGGGAGGGTGAAGCTTGCTCAAAGAATGGCTAATCCAATACAGCAAGGACGTGTTGAATGATGAAGTAGTTTCATGTGTGAAGCATAAGCAAGCCTGCCAGCGATTCTTAAACGATCTTGAAAATGAAGGAACAGATAATTTCCCGTACATCTTCGACGAAGCCAAAGCGCTTCGTTTTTTTGATTGGATGAGATTATTTAAGCATCGTAAAGGCGTTTTGCAAGGTCAACATATTGAGCCTGCGCCTATCCAGTTGTTTGTCTTCAGTAATGTTTACGGATGGATTCATAAAGACACAGGTTATAGGCGATTCAAAAAAGCGTATTGGCAAGTTGCTCGTAAAAATGCTAAGTCCCAAACATTGGCGGTGGTCGGCTCATATGAAGCTTCTGCTTTTGGAGAGTCAGCAGCAGAAGTGTATTGTGCCGCTACCCGCAAGGAACAGGCTAGAATAGTTTGGAACGAGATTGATAAAATGATTAAAGCTTCACCGGAGCTTAAAGATAAGTTTAAAACAGCGTATGGGCAGATTGAGCACATTAAAAGTGATTCAATTATACGTCCTTTATCCAAGGAAGATCAGAAAAGCGGAGACGGGTTCGACCCCCAGTGTGGGATTATTGATGAGTACCATTTGCATAAGACATCTGAATACTATGATGTGATTGACAGCGGGATGGTCTCAAGGACACAACCTTTGTTAATGATCATTACAACGGCAGGATTTGACCTGAGTTTACCTTGTTACCGCGTGGAATATAAATATGTCTCAGATATACTGAATACGAACAGTCCAATCGAAAATGAAAACTATTTTGTCATGATTAATGAGTTGGACGAAGGCGATGACATAAAGGATGAGAGTGTCTGGGAGAAAGCTAATCCTATTGTTTGCTCATACCCTGAGGGAAGAAAAAGCATACGAGATAAATTACAGGTAGCGCTCGACGTTCCCGAAAAAATGCGTAACTTCTTAACTAAAAACATGAACATCTGGATTAACCGCCGCGAGAACGGATATATGGATATGTCCAAGTGGTCTGCATGTGAACCGGTTCCAGATGAAGAATTACGCGGACGCCACTGCTATGTCGGTGTGGACTTGTCAAAGCGGGTAGACCTTACATCGGTTGCGTTCATTTTTCCGCTCGATGATGGATGGGCAATCCGGCATAAGTCGTTTATTCCAGAAGATGCATTGCAAGAACGTAAAAACAGCGACAACGTGCCATATGATCTGTGGGAGAAACAGGGATACCTTGCAGCCACATCTGGAAATGTAGTGGATTATGAACATATCGAAGTGGAGATTGAACGGATGGCGAAGCAAAACGATTGGACCATCCAAGAAATCTGCTATGACCCGTGGAATTTCAGCTATATTCATCAGCGTATGGAGAACAAGGGCTATGACATGGTGGAAATCCGGCAAGGCATTCCTACACTGGGAGAGCCGACGAAAGCGTTTAGGGATGAAACGTATGATGGAAACATTTATCACAATGATGATCCGCTCCTAACGTGGGCGGTAGGTAATGCTGTGACTAAAATGGATGCGCAGGAAAATATTATGCTGGATAAATCAAAGTCATCAGATCGCATCGACCCGATTGCGGCAGTGATTAATGGGTTTACACGGGCGATGTATGATGAGTTTGTTGTGAAAGATCTGAGTGCTCACTTTTTAAGTGATGATTGGGGGTTGTAATTTGGCGAAAAAACTAAATGAACTGATGCACGCATTCCTCTCACGGTGGTTGGAGGATCTTTTAATTTTTGCGGGTGTTTTAATTTTGATTCTAAATACGTACTTTATCAGCGTGATTCATTGGAATATAACGATTGGTAATTATTTAACTGCAATCATACTGATTATCTCTGGATTGTTCCTGGCAAGGCATCAAGGGAGTGATGACAGGAGGTGATAGGGGGTGATAATCCGTGATTTTCAGAAACGCATTAAGTAGCGGAGTAACTAATCCAGAAGAGTGGTTCGTCGACTTGCTTGGAGGTAGCAACCGCGCATCATCCGGTGAGGATGTAACGGTAAAGTCAGCGGTTAATGTACCGACGGTCTATACCTGTGTGGACATACTAGCTTCCAGTATTGCAACCATGCCGTTTCAGACATTCCGGCGAACGGAGAGTGGTAGGGAGAGGGAACATGCGCATGTAGTTCCGAGGTTGATGGAGGTGCGACCGAACCCATACCAGTCCCCGTTTACATTTAAGCACTTAGCTGAAACGCATCGCAATCTGTGGGGGAACGCTTATATCAACGTGAAGTGGCGACCGGACGGGCTTCCTAAAGAGTTGTGGTTGCTGGATCCTTCAGTGACTGAACCCGTTCTGGATGTACAGACTGGTCAACTGTGGTATCAAACAGTGCTTCCTGACGGTGAACACAAGTATCTTCAACATGTGGACGTAATCCACCTCCACACGATGAGCCTAGATGGTCTTAAAGGAAAAACACCGATTCAAGCTGCACGTGAAGCGATTGGAAGCTCTCAGGCGGCGCAGAAGTTCAAGGGGAAGTTTTTCAGTAATGGAGCGACAACCAGCGGAGCTTTGAAAGCTAGTGGTCAATTGAATCGTGAGGCAAAAAAGAAAATACGTGAAGAATGGGAGCATATGACCGCCGGCTTAGATAACGCTGAGCGCATTGCCATCCTTGACGCTGGCTTAGAGTGGCAGGACATTGGAATGCCACTCCGAGATGCTCAATTTATTGAGGGAATGAAGTTTGATAAAAGTGAGATTGCAAATATCTATCACATTCCATTACACATGATCAATGAATTGGATCGCTCCACTCACTCTAATATTGAGCAGCAGGCGCTGGATTTCATCCAGAACACATTGCAGCCAATTGTGGTTCAGTACGAGGAAGAATTTACGTATAAGCTGTTTACTGAACCAGAGTTAGCGCGATTTTATCTCAAGGCTAATATTCAAAGTCTCCTGCGGGCAGATAGTACAAGCCGTGCGAATTTCTATCAGACAATGATCGAGATTGGTGCGTTGTCGATCAACGAAGTCCGAGCACTCGAAGAGATGAACGCCATCGAGGGCGGCGACCAGCACCGTGTGGATCTGAACCACGTAGACATACGGATTGCGGAAGAGTATCAGCTCGCACGCGCTCGACGACTTGAAGGGGGTGACGATGAGTGAACCTGAAGTTTTTGGAAATTAAGAATCAAAGCCACGACTCCGCGGATATTTACTTTTACGGAGATATTATGCCGAGCGAGTGGGGAGCATGGGAAGATGGCGATACCTACCCAGGAATGGTACGAGATTGGCTGAAAGATGTTGAGGATGTCGGTAATTTAAACATCTATATCAACTCTGGCGGCGGTTCCGTATTCGCGGGCATTGCGATCTATAACATGCTAAAACGACACAAAGGACATAAAACAGTCTATGTAGACGGCCTTGCCGCATCCATCGCAAGCGTGATTGCACTTGCGGGTGATCGAGTGGTTGTCCCTTCAAACTCGTTTTTCATGATCCACAAACCGTGGACAATTGCCATTGGTGACTCGAATGATTTTCTGAAAATGGCTGAGGATCTTGAACAGTTTGAGAAGGGTATCCTGAATGTCTATGAAGAAAATCTAGTCGAAGGCGCGTCCATGGATGAAGTGAAAGCAATGGTGAACGCGGAAACATGGCTCACCGGAGAAGAAGCCGCTCAATATTTTAATATCGAGGTTGGAGAAGAAAACACAATTGCCGCAAGTGCTAGTGATTTCTTTGAGAAATATAAAAAAGTGCCGGATGCCGTTGTCGAGGACAAACAACCACCTGACGATGAGCCGGCAGACGATGACGATTGGAAATTTGATATGCAATTGAAGTTAGATCTACTAAAATCGTAGGTCTATTTTTTATGCTTAAATTTTATAAAAGGAGCGATGTGAACATGCATCCAGAAGAACGAGAGTTACGACAAGCAATTGCCGCGCTTCGTGAAGAAGCTCAGGCATTTATTGATGAAGGTAAGCAGGATGAGGCACAGGCGAAGATTGAGGAAGCGCAGGCGAAGCGGAAAGAGCTTGATAATGTATTGGCGTTGAAGGATACGAATCTACCCCCTGTGGATGATAAGGGCGGTAAAGCAACTAACCCTGAACCATCTAACTATAAAGATGTATTCTTGAAAGCCATCCGTGGCGGTAAAATCACGCAAGAAGATCAAGAAGTCATTGACGAAGAAATCCGCAATGCTATGACGGGGTCCGAACCTGAAAAAGGCGGACTTATTATCCCGCAAGATATTTCAACCATGATCAATGAGTTTCGTCGCCAATTTAACACGTTGCAGCAGTACGTAACAACGGAGACTGTCTCCACTCGTAGTGGTAGCCGGGTACTTGAACGGTTATCCACGATGACACCGCTTGAAAATATCAGTGATGAAATGGATCCGATCAATGATGTGGATGGTCCAGAGTTTCAGGATATGGAATACAGCATCAGTGACTTTGCGGGTATCCTTACGATCTCACGGACGTTGCTTGCTGACACGGATCAGAACTTGATGAGTTACATTGCGCGTTGGATTGGAAAGAAGTCTGGCGTTACCCGTAACCAATTAATTTTGAACGAGCTGGATGAATTGGACAAGGTGGATCTCTCTGATGTTGACGCAATCAAGGACACGTTAAATGTGACGCTTGATCCAGCGATCTCTCAGACATCAAGTATCACTACCAACCAAGACGGGTTTAACTATCTCGACAAGTTGAAAGATGGAGATGGTAACTATCTATTACAGCCTGATCCTACCAATCCTACACAGCGTTTGCTGTTCGGTAAGCCTGTAGTGGTCATCTCTAATCAATATTTCGCCACGGATGGAAGCAACGCACCATTTATTATCGGCGACCTTGCTGAGGCTGTAGTGTTCTTTGATCGTCAAACGTATTCGATTGATACATCCGATACTGCGGATGACGCTTTTCGTCGTAACCAAACCAAGCTACGCTTCATTGAGCGTGAAGATGTGCGCTTGTGGGATGATGAAGCGGTTGTTTATGGTCAGTTGAATATTGACGGTAATGGCAATGGTGGCGGAGATGCGGCCGGGGCATCCACAGCGTCAGCTACAAAGAAGAAGTAGGGTGGTGAAATAGATGGCTAAGTATCGTCTTTCAGATAACTATTGGGAAGATGGCGGCAATCGTTTAGTTATCGGAGGAGAATTAAATGTTGTTGGTGACGGCAAGCTTCTTCGGGACGGTGAGGAGTTTGAAGGTGGTGGTCAAGGGCCGCGGGGGCCAGAAGGCCCTGAAGGTCCGCAGGGGGAGCAAGGACCCGAAGGCCCTCAAGGCCCTGCCGGTGCTGATGGACAAGATGGCGAGCAAGGACCTCCGGGGGCCGACGGTTCAGATGCCGAAAACCCATTCACTCCCGAAGAAGTCACAGCATTGAAAGCTTTGGTGGCTGAGGATGGTTAATCTTCTTGAGGAATGCAAACACGCTCTCCGGTTGGATGGTGATGAAGAAGATGTATTCATTGAGAGTTTGATAGAGTCATCGAAAATCGTCGTCCAACAAGCTACGGGGCAAGAAGTAGATGAGAATAACCATTTTCACCGCCTGATTGTTCGGGTTCTCGTAGTTCAATTCCACATGAACCCTGAGCTTTTGAAGGTTGGTTCCTCTGTGGATGATTTATCATTTTCGGTTGGACACTTATTACAGCAAATGAAATACTGCCCACCTGAACAAGAAGGTGAACCGCCATGAGAATAGGAGAAATGACTGATCGAATCACATTCCAAGAGTTTCAAGAATGGCGGGACGAGTACGATTTCCCACATGAGGATTGGGTGGATGTGAAATCCGTCTGGTCGAGAGTTGAAACCGTAAGCGGTCGACGTTTTTATGAAGCAGCGGCTGTTCAGATGGAGCAGAATAAAACATTTCATATTCGCTATCACAAGGACCTTCATGATCGCATGAGGGTTCTTTTTCGTGGCGATAAATATGAAATTCAATCGCTCATGAATGATGACGAAAAGAACGTGTCTATGACGGTGGTAGTAAAGAAGGTGGAAGCATGAGAATGAATCTGGAAGGTATGGACGAGCTTCTCTCCCGTGTGGAAGATATGGGTCAGAGAGTAGAAGGTGACGTTCGTACACGCGCGATCCGTGCCGGAGCTGAACGATTACAGCAAGCGGTGTCTGAACAGGCTCCCCGCGGCACGGTCGGCAATGAGCGTATTGCAGATAACATCATCATCCAAGAGCGGGATGACAGGATGAGCGTGGGGCCATCAGAGAGGTTTCATTATGGGTTTTTCCTAGAATTTGGTACTTCTAAAATGTCAGCCCAGCCATTTCTTTCTCCCGCATTTGAGAACAACCGCGTTCTGATCATTCAAGATATGGGAGATGTGCTTAGAAGGGAGTTCGGACTATGAGACTCATGATCAATGAACTTACGTCCGATCTCTCTGCTCCCGTCTATTGGATGCGATCAAACAGCAACCCTCCCGAAACTTATGTGACTTGGTTTGAATACAACCAACGCGGCGAAGCGTCGTGGGAGGACAAGGAGCAAGTCACCTTCTACGCGTTTCAATTCGACGTGTGGAGTAGCGGAAACTATATCCCTGTGGTGGATGAATTGCGGGAAGTGCTCACTGATGCTGGATTCACTCGAACGTTTGAACAAGAGACATACGAAGATGATACAGATTTATTCCGAAAGATTATGAGGTTTCACTATTACAAGGAGTTGATATAAATGGCGACAAAATCAGCACAGATCGGTCTCCGTGATCTTCATGCTGCTAAATTGGATGACGGAAGCTACTCAGAAGTTCGCAGTATCCTAGGTTCCACAGAAGCCACAATGACAGTTAACCAAGATGAAGCAATCCTGTACGCAGATGACATTGCATTTGAAAGCACAAGCAATATCTCCTCTGTGGAAGTTTCACTTAGTTTGGCGAATCTAAGCAACGAGGAAATTGCTTTTTTGCTGGGTTCTGAAATCGATGAAGACGGGGTTCTCATTGAATCATCTGATGACGTAGCACCTGAAGTTGCCTTTGGTTTCCGATCTGAAAAAGCAAACGGTGAGTTTCGTTATGTATGGTTGTACCGCGGAACTTTCCAGACCCCGGAGGAAACGTATCAAACGAAAGGCGATTCCACAGAGTTTCAAACACCATCGATTTCCGGAACGTTTATGGCTCGTCAGGATGATGGACGTATCCGCGCGAAAGTTGACAGTGATGATGAAGAAGTAAGCTCAGATGTTATTTCCAACTGGTTTGAAGCCCCTTATGGCTACGGAGACGGTGGTGACGGGGGAGAGTCCTGACCCCGAACTCACGTCAATCGACGTTGAGCCGTCGGCTTTGACGTTGACAGTAGGGGATACGCAATCATTATCCGTTACCGCTTATTATGATGACGGATCGAATGAAGATGTTACGAATAGCGCCGAATTTGAATCAGCTGGCGGGACAGTGACGATTGCAGACAACGAGGTTACTGCTGCCGAGGAAGGTAGCACGGAGGTTGCTGTTACGTATGAGGGAGAAGCGGAGACCGTGACTGTAACAGTTGAAGAGGAGAATGGAGAGGAGGATTAATACCCTTCTCTCTTTTTTATACTTAAATTTTGGAGGGTGAAGAAATGCTAGAAATTACTTTTAAGCAATTATTAGATGAGCCGGAAGTTGATGTGGAAGTTTTTGATATAGATGGTGGCGTTATAGAAGAGGACGAAAACCAAGACAAAGTAAAAGAGTACGGGGTCAAGAAAACGACTTACCGAGTGCCGTTCGTCCCCGCTCGTATTTATCGCCAATTCGTTGAACTGAAAGCGGATGGTGCGCTCGAAGAATCAGGGGAGAGCGTTGAAGAACTTGATAGGGTGATTGGCCTGATCTGCGATGCGTTCAGTAATAAATTTAGCGTTGATGATTTTTATGACGGTGTCCCGGCAGATCAGATGCAAGAAGAAATCCTGCGCATCTTCCACACGGTCATTGGTGGAAATCAAAAAAAGTCGGCGGGAAACGAGCCGAAGGGAAACGGGAGCGCGGGGAAGCCGAAAAAGACACCCGCGAAGTCTGGAAAGACCACTACGAACAAATAAAAAAGATCTATCGAAATTTAATTAAGAGTGGATGGCCCCTCCCCAGTGTGGACGAGATGGACATCCACTATTTCTTTGAGTTGTATTCGGAAGAAAAAGAACCAGAGCAAAAAGCATACATCGACGACCTGTTGTAGCAAATAATGGGGGTGATAAAGAATGTCACAAGAATTAGGATCGCTGAGAATTGATCTTGAAATAGATACGGCGAATTTCACGCAATCGATGCAAGACATTAACCGAGGTTTACGTGGAATTAATAGTGAATTTAAAGTCGCAAGATCAGGATCGGAGAACTTTGGCTCATCCACAGAGGACTTGCGAACGAAGTCTGATTTTCTGACACGCCGTCTTGACCTCCAGCGTCAACGGGTCAGTCAGCTTAAAAGTGAATATGATCAAGTTGCAGAAGCGAAGGGCGAGAATAGCAAGGAAGCTGAAAACCTTGCGATTCGGTATAACAGTGCGCTTGCAACGATGCAGAACACGGAAAGTCAGTTGGCGTCTTTGCATAAAGAAATTGCTGGGGCTCCATGGAAGCAAATGGGGGAGGATCTGCAAAAGGCAGGGAAGCAATTACAAAGTTTGGGTAAGAACATCACCAAGGTTGGTAAAAATCTCACCAAATACGTGACCACTCCTTTGCTGGGTGTCGGTGCGGCATCTTTGAAAGTTGGAATGGACTTCGAGGAAGGTATGTCCCGTGTGGAAGCTCTCACGGGTGCTACTGAAGCTGATCTGGGAAGTCTTGAAGATCAGGCGCGGGAGATGGGCGAGACAACTAGATTTAGTGCCACGGAAGCGGCAGATGGAATGGGATTCCTCGCAATGGCTTTGGAAACTGGGCCGGTTGCCGAGAAATTGGCAGCATAAAACACTGGGTTAAAATTGGAACGCTAAGTCTTTGGGGAGGGTAAATTTGGAAACAAATTGCACTTGTCATTATTGTGGTAAAGGTATTTACAAAAGGCCTGATTTCATCAGGAAATACAAGCTTCAATTCTGTGGTAATGGGTGTGCGTCTAAGCATAGAAGGGTTACAGAAAGAAGAGACTGCTTTGTTTGCGGAAGGGATGTTATACGCAAGCCTTCTGAGTTTAAAAGAGGTAAGAATGTTTATTGTAGTCGGGATTGTTACTACGAATATAATAGACGGAAAGGCGCGCCTGCTAAAAAATCATATGACTGCGACTATTGCAAGAAAGAGTTTAAAAGATTCCCTAGCCAAACTAAAGGTAGGGAATTTTTATATTGCTCTACGTCTTGCAAGGATAAGCACAATGGTGAATTGATAAGGGGAGAATTTCATCCTTCATACAATCACAATATGACCGCAGAAGAGCGACAGGTCAAACGAAAATTCGTGGAATATTATGATTGGAGAAGATCTGTATATGATAGAGATGACTACACCTGCCAATGCTGCGGGGACGATAAAGGCGGTAATCTTGTAGCTCATCACATTTATAATTATTCTGAACACGAAGATAAAAAAATTGATCTGGATAACGGTATAACTTTATGTAAATCCTGTCACAAAAAATTCCACGATGAATATGGATATACCAAAAATGACGAGAAGCAACTGTTTTCATACATTCAAAGATATGCCGATCAATTACCACTCACTTCGGTAACGAAGTGAAGGTCTAGAGACTAGGTTAGTAGTCTTTGGAAAAAGATGAACACCCACGAAATCCAGCACCTTAACGTATCATGGCGAAGGTGATGATATAGTCCGATACTCCGGGGAAATCCGGAGAGTGAGTTTAAACGGCTCGCATAACATTTTGGGGTTTGAAACCAACGAAATTATGTCGTCAATGCCGGGCTTGCTAGATTTAGCAGCGGCCGCTCAAATGGATCTTGGACGAGCCGCAGATATAGCCAGTAATATAATTTCTGGTTTTGGCTACGAAGCAGAAGAAGCCGGGCGTGTATCAGACGTACTTGCATCCGGTGCGTCGAGCGCGAATACAACCGTTGAACAGCTGGGGGATGCAATGGCGACGGTTGCCCCCGTTGCATCTTCGTTGGGCCTTGATATAGAAGATCTCACAGCTGCCGTTGGTTTCATGTCTGACGCAGGTTTGCAAGGAAGCAGATCAGGACGAATGCTCCGACAAGGGATGCTACGCCTTGCCTCCCCCACAGGTGCAGCGGCAGATCTCATAGATGAATTAGGAATTAATGTGTTCGACGCTGACGGAAACATGAAAGCAATGCACGAAGTAGTCGGAGAGCTCGAACAAGGGCTTGGGGATATGTCCTCCGAAGCTCAGACCGCGGCTCTTACTACAATCTTCGGTGCACAGACCACGGCGGGGTGGACAGCCCTCATCGAACGTGGTAGCGATGAGCTTGCTGAATACACAGGACAATTGCAAGACAGTGAGGGCGCGGCATCTGAGATGGCTGAGACAATGATGGACAATGCTAAGGGTGCGTTGATTGAGTTTCGGTCTGCCCTTGAAGGTGTTGGGATTGCATTATCCGAACATCTATTACCATCCGTTACAAGAATCATTGAACAAGGCACGGATCTTGTGAGAGGCTTTGGCGAGCTGGACGAAAGTACGCAAAAATGGATTGTAAACCTTGGATTGGCAGCCGCAGCCATCGGTCCCGTCATGCTTGCAGTGGGGCCGTTGGTAACAGGTATCGGAACGCTTACTGCCGGCATGGGTGCTCTCTCTCTAGGGATCGCAGGGGCAGGCGGTCTTACAGCGGCATTAGGTGGGCTTGCAACCGCATTAGGCCCTATCGGATTGACGGTCGCAGGGGTAACTGCTGCGATTGGTGGTCTTGCTTACGGCGGTTACAAATTGAATGAATGGATGCAAGACGCGGCTTTTGAGTCGAATATATTTTCGGATGAGATTAGCGAATCCACACAAGAAGCTGTGGGAGCGTTTCTTGATTTAGAGTCTGAAGCACAGGTTGCTCTGAGAGGTTTACAGTTCAGCAGTCGGGAAATTACGGAAGAGATGGCGGAAGAGCTGACAACTATTTACGATACTATGCATGAACAGATCTTAGTGGCTATGGAAGAAAGCCATGAAGATCGCATTGAGGCTATGCATTCTTTGTTCGGAGAAGAGTCATCGATATCAGAAGAGCGAGCGGCTGAAATGCTAGGGATTTTAGAGGAGAGACACGAGGAAGAAAAAGAAACCATTCAAGAGTACCACGATGAGAGAAAAGAAATTATACAAAACGCTTTGGAAGAAGAGCGTGATTTGACCGACGAAGAGCATGAACGAATCTCTGAAATCGACCAAAAAGCTCGCGAATCAGCGGTAGAACATTTGAGTGAATCAAAAGCCGAGCAATTGGCTATTTTAGAAGGATTAAAACAGGAAGAGGGTAAGATCGACGCTGAACGAGCGGCTGAGATCGTTAGTAATTCAATAGAGAGACGGGATGAGGTTGTTGCAGAGGCGGAACAAGAGTATGAAGATTTACTAGCGGTTGCCGCTGCATTAAGAGAGGATGGCACAAAAGAGTCTGCGGAAATGGCAGATGAAATTGTAGCTGAAGCCGAGCGTCAACGAGATGGCACAGTAGCCGAAGCGGAAGCGATGCATGAGGAAATCGTCACTGAAGCCCAAGAAATGGCCGGCGAATTCGTAGACGAAATCGCGTGGATGAGTGGCGAAGTCATGAACAATGCGGAAATCATGACGATGAACGTCGGCATGACCTTTGCAGACCTATTCCTCACTGTTAAAAATGGCGTCACTGACATGGCTACTGATGTGGTCGGTTCAGTCACAGGAATGAAAGATGATTTTGTCTCTGAGATATCAGAATTGAGATCGGAATCAGACGGTATATGGTCAGCGATTGCTCTCTGGGTTGCCCAAAAAGCAGAAGAAATGAATTTAAATTCAGTAGCATCTATTATTCGTATGGTTGCTGACATCATCGGCAAGTGGGAAGAGATCGAAAGCTTTTTCAGTAACATCGACCTAGGAACCGTCGGAGAAAACATCATGGAAGGTTTGCGTCGTGGAATTGTTCGAGGGGCTACTTCGGTTGTCACCACGGCTTATACCACAGCCACCAATATTGTTAGTGCCTTCCGTGAGCGTTTAAGTATCTTCTCTCCATCACGAGTGATGCGTGATGAAGTCGGGCGTGAGATCATCCGTGGGATTATTGCCGGGATGAGAGACGAAGAAGAAAACTTAAACCAGACTGTAACTCAGCTTATGGATACTATGATGGATACGTTTAACGAAGGAAGAAACCGTACCCGTATCCGGGCCATCCGTGAAAGCGAAATATCACTCCTTGAAACTCAGATTGACTACCTCCAACGCGCGGGTGCGAGTGAAGAAGAACTTGCAAGAGCGAAGGAACTACAGATTGATCTTGCTGAACAGCAAGAGCGGAAACAACAAGAATATAATAACCGTATCCGTGAGCAAGAGGGCATTGTCCGTGAGGTTGAGCGTGCGTATAGCAACGGATACTTTACGCTGGAAGAATATAACGAGTTGATCGAAAAAGCGACCACTGATCTCAATAGTCTGTGGGAAGAAGCAATTAATTTTAATCAGAATATCGCTGTTGAACAGTACCGAGACATGGAACGTGCGCAGGATGATGCGATTGAGAAAGCGGAAGAACTGCAACGCATCTATGAGGATACGTTATTCTCTGCAGCTGATCTGTTTAGTGGATTTGCCAGCTCTGATATCTCGATCTTTAGTGACGTCATGGCAGATGAGTTTGATCGTTTGCAACAAAGCCACACGGGGATGGAGAATGCATTCCAGCGTGAGACGGATGCGGCAGTGGCAAGAATGGAATCCACCCACCAACGTGCGTTGGATTTGTTTGATGAACGAACGCAAGCACACAGAGAGTCGATCAATGAGCAGATTCGAGATATTGAACGGCTTCGTGATGCAGATATAGCTGCAATCGATGAACGCTTGGATGCAATGCGGGAAGAAGAGCAGGCTGATACTCGAAGAGATCAAGAAGCGCAGTGGGATGAGGAACGCTCCCACATCGAGAGACGCATGCAGATTGCAGAGCTGTACAACGATGAAGAAACCATGCGTGCGGTTGAACGTGAGATGCAAGACTTGGAAGAGAGCATCAGCGAACAGCGTAGGCAGTGGGAGCGTGAAGATGAACGAGAAGCCCTGCAAGCTGAGAAAAGAAAGATTGAACAGGCTGCACAACTTAAGATTGATGAATTGAATGAAGAAGCAGATCGTTACGAAGCAGAAAGAGCGTTACAGCGTGAGCATATTGAAGAAAAGCAGGCAATGGAATTGCAGGCGCTTGAAAATGAACGACAAAACCGACTCAGAGCTATGCGGCAACGGCATGATGATGAACAGAAAGCACATCAACGTGAAGTGGAGATGCAACAGCAGAAGTTTGAACAATTGCAGGGAGAGCTTGCCCGAGCTGTGGAAGAAGGTCGACTCACGCAAGAACAGGCGAATGCGGCATGGTTGCAAGCGGTTGAAGATTTAGGAATTGAAGAACTGAACAGGCATATCCAGAATCAAGAAAATGTATTAAATGAGTTGGACGAGTATACAGATGAGTATTTAGCTATCGGTGAATCGTTTGCTGACGGGTTGATAGACGGATTGATTGAGACGCTTGAACGCCGGATGAGTGAAGTACAAGCCATGGCGCGTAGAGTACAAGCGGCGGCGAGTGCGACATCTGGCGGTGGTGGAGGATTCCGTGTTGAAAATATGGATCCTCTAACGGGCGATGAACTGATGGATCGAATCGGTGGAAACCAAACAAGCCATGTCCACGTAGATGTTGATGGAAAAGAGATGGCTGGTGTAGTGCTTAATCATGCCACAGGTGAAGCTAAGCAGTATCAGAGGAAGGGGTGATGTATATTGACTGTGGACGTATTTAATTTTAATAATTACGGTCGTGGCGATACCGGGAACTTTACGGTTCGTAGCGGGGATAATATTAGGAGTGCGACGATTGTTTATGAGGGTGTGTCCACATCTGAAAACAGCTCAGAAAGATTAAGCTCTGAAACCTCCCGGATAATTGCCGACGGCAGGAACGGAGCAGAGAACTCACAGTGGAGCCCGAACCTTTTCGTCAGCGATGTTCTCCCTTCTCCTTATAATATGAGCGATATCACCTCTGTGGAGGTAGACCACATAGCAGTACACTACTTTTATTATGACGGAACTTATGATCGAAGTTTTTCATCTACAAGAACCGTAGATTATAGTGACTATAATTCAGGTTTTTCAACACAAGTAGGATCGAATACCTCGCCCGGTCAGGTTCTTCACAAGCGGGGGAGGACTCACGGAGGCGGTCAAACATACATTACCAACGTCCGGGCACAACGACCAGAGGATTCTCCTAGATATGGAGCAGCGCAAACGAGGCTGAGAGTATTTTACAGAGGAGACTTACGTAATCCCAGAATCGCTATAGGCGGATCAACTATTGGTGCTTATACTGGCACTTTGGAAGATGGCGAAACGGTTGAGCAATTGTTGGATTCAAATGCAATGAGCCAAGGTTCAAACTCTTTTACTTTTCAGCCCTCTGATAACAACGGACGTTCTAATATCCGCATAGAGATTGAGTATTACGATGAAATTCAATTACCCTCAAATCTTCAACCAGATAACGGAACAAGGGTTGACGTTGCATCAAGAGTTACATTTTCTTGGTCGCATAACTATGATTTATCGCAAACAGGTTATGAAATACGATGGCGTTATGTTGGCGACAGTGATTGGAACGCCGTATCTGAAAATACTAGCACAACAAACCATGTGTTTAGCGCTGGCTTCTTTGAAGTTGGAGAAGTTGAGTGGCAGGTGAGGACCCGTTCAAGCGGTGGGGCAGAAAGCCCTTGGTCAAATACAGCTAATATTAATGTAGGCATATATCCAAACACACCAGTATTCACAACCGACAGTAGTTATCCGATTGCCAACCCGGTCGTCAGCTGGGAAAGTTCCAACCAAGTTGCTTATGAATTTATTCTCTATAGTGAATCGGGAGAGGAGTTATGGAGTGTCACTAGAGATTCTCAAGAACAATCGTTGGGAATAGAGTATGACTTGGAAAACGACACTTATTATGAACTTCATATTTCGGTTAGAAATGAGAACGGATCCTGGTCAGGGTATGGCATCACAACCGTTTATATTGATTTTACAGAGCCGGTGAATACAGAAATTGTGGTCGTCCCAAACTCTCAGCAAGCCTACGTTTATATTCAGGTGATTAGCCCGGAACCGGAAGGAACTGAACCGGAAGTTATTTATAATGAAGTTTTTCGTCGAGAACCATCAAAAAGTTGGACGATGATCTTAGAGGATATGAGTCCGTCTTTCAGCTACCGTGATTATGGGATTGCGAGCGGTAAGGTTTATGAATATCGAATCCGCTCCCACGCAGACAATGGGACGTTCACGGACACGCATTTTACGCCTGAATCTTTAAACCTGCGCGGTATCTGGCTCCACGATCCAGACAATCCACAAGCAACCACTGTACATTTCCCCACATTCGAGAGGGGGAGAAGATCGGAACGAATGAACATGGGGGAGTTGATGCAGTTTGAAGGTCGGCCACTTCCCATGATGGACGGTGCGGATCGAAGCGAACGCATCATCAGTGTGGTTGCTCAAGTACGATCGCAAGATGTACTGGAAAAGTATTTAGATCTTGCAGACAGCAATAAGACATTACTTTATAGGGATAAGCGCGGCCGTAAGATGTATTGCGTATTGCAAAACATTGTGGACGAAGATACATTCTGGGGATCGTTAGTGCCGTTAGAATTAATGGAAGTCTATTATGATGAGGGGGTTTAAGAGTGAATAATAACCCTGAACAAAAGAATCTGAAACGAGCGAATCATGACATTGCTCCACAGTATTATGATGAATCAAGAAAAGAATATCGTTATACACGGGGAGATCGTCAAGGAAGTTTTGTCACGGATAAAGAAGCGGTCAGGAAACTCGAAGAAATAAGGGTGAAGATTGAAGAAGCAAGTGAGCAGGATGGCGAAGAAGAATCAGATGAGATTGTTGCTGAAATCCTTGAAGATATTAAAGCAATCTTTGAAAACAAACCTTCCACTCAATCTGTTGCTGATGAAAATGTAAAATCGACGTTAGATGATCTGTACCAGTATCTTGAAAATCATGACGCTGTGAGCGTATTGAACTCCATCGAAAACTATCTCCAAGGTCGATTTCCTGTGGACTACAGCGATCGTCCTATTTTAGTGCGGACGATTAATCCCGAAGATGATGATTCGGAATGGGGGTTTGTGACTGAGGGGGAGTTTGAAGAGCATACAGGGAACGATGATCGCCACAAAACTCAGGATGATCGTGATGCAATCTCGTCGGTGTCAAGGAAAGCGAATCAATCAGATTTCAATTCTTTAATTACAAGGATTGGTCAAAATGATGATTTAGAAACTGATGAAAAGAACACTATCATAGCAGCTATAAATGGATTGTTCCAAAAAACTAAGACGCATCAGGACGATGAAACGAAGCACACTACTCAAGCGGAAAAAGATAAATTGTCCGGAATTGAGTCGGGAGCGCAAGTAAACCAAGTAGATAGCGTAAATGGGCAAACGGGTGCGGTGTCTGTTTCTAAAAGTGACGTTGCTCTTGGAAGCGTGCAAAACTATGGAATTGCTACACAATCACAAGCGGAAGCGGGCACAGAAAATAATGCGTATATGACTCCGGTGCGTGTTGCAGAAGCGATTGAATCGAGCGAAAAATATTTTGTGATAGGAACTTTTACAGGCGACCAAAACTCTAATCAAACGATTGATGTTGGTTTTGAACCTTCGGCGGTATTAATACAGAATTATCAACGCAACAGTGATGGATATTTTGATAATGGACTAGTGACAGCTGAACGGCCTCTTGCTCAAACAAACATAAATGAAACGTCTTTAGTGGAAGTTCGTAGTAACGGTTTTTGGGTGAGCAGCGCAAATTCGTCATTTAGCTCTCACAGACAAACTTATAGTTATATCGCTTTCAAATGAAGTGAGGAGGGAGTAGACATATGATTGTGAATGAAGAGGGAGGAAAACAAACTAGGTCGGATAAACCTAATGAAAACTGGATGGGTGAAGGGTGGTTTGCTGTACCAGACGGGTCTGATCTAGCAAAAAAGATTGAAAAAAACTACCCTTTTTATGACCTTGTTATCGAGGGCGATATCCTTGTTGATATCGATCTGTGGGATCAAGAGCGCATCGACGAGTATAAAGAAGAAAGGCAACAAGATGAGCCTCCAACAACCGAAGAAAAAATAAATCAATTACAAGCGGACTTAGACACCGCAATCATCGAACTCTCAACAGTCATCGCAATGCAAGGAGGAACCGCCGATGTTTACAAAAAATAGTATCGTTGTGCGAACATGGGTAGATGCAATAAAAAAGGGTGAAAAATCCATTGAAGAAGTTCCTGCTCTTTCTAACCTCATCGACGTTGTTTCTAATATTATTAACGAGGGTGATTAAGATGTTTAATGAAGATTCGATCATTGTCAAGACGTGGTTTACTGCTGTCCTTTCTGGTGTGTATTCGTATGAGCAAGTTCCACATCTATTAAATCTTAGGGAAGTTGTTGGACAAAAACTAACCGAGATCGGATTCGAAATCGAGTAAGACGTATCCCGGCCATGATGCGTCGTAGTTAAAACACCTGAATAGGTGTATTTTTTATGTCCGAAAGGAGTGACCACCATTGTCCAACCCATACACGCAACCGCTCCGAAGATCAAACGGAGATATAATCCCACAGTATTGGGACGAATCCGAACAGGAATACGTAGTATCCCGCGGAGATCAAGACGGATACTACGTCAAAGATCAATCTGCCATATCAGCAATGAATAACATCATCAGTATTATTCAGGATTCAATGGAACAAGGCAGACATGACCCGATTGTAGCGGATATATTGCGATCGATTGAAAGTTATTTAAACGATCAGCCGGATGTGCGGCAGGTGCATGATGAGCTGAGTTATGATGAGCTGGTGCGGATTAATGATTATTTGCAAGATCAACTGAATACGATTTACGAACGGCTCGAATCGATTGATACGTACCTTAAAGAGAGATTTGAGAAAACATTGTGGGATGAACCTATCACTGTGAGGGTGGTTGAGGAGTAGTGTAACATATCAATCAGAATAATCAGTCTTTTATGGTATAATGTAGTTAGGAGGATTAATCTCCTTACTACATATGCGAAAGGCTGATTTTGATGCTGGAAAAAATCATAAACGAGAAGTATCCATACGCGTTAATTCCAAATTACCTGAATGAGCGTAACTTTTATGAAGCGGCAAGAACTTCAGGTGCTTTTGATTATCAACGAATGTACTTGAAAAATGAAGAGGAACTGGTTATCCCTTTCCATTTTAATTATGAACTTGAGGAAAATAAAGAGATTCTTCTGGAATTTAAAAATGAACTTAATGAGCGTGAAGATAAACCGATGAAGGTGATAGCGCCATTAGATCATGGCGAAATAGAAATTTTGCTTTTAAATTCATGGAAATTGGAAAATGGCCAAGTTATTAGTGATGATTGGGAGTATTTAACCTCGTAATAAGGCAGGTGATCCCCCATACAAAATTTAAACCGTAACGGCTTCACCACAGAACAAGTCAGAAACATCCTCCACGGGAAATATGGAAGCCGTATTCTTTCCTATCGTTATGATGTTCTAGACGAAAACGACGAACGAATCGGAGATGTGACTGATCTTGTAATAGCAAATGAATCTGAAATCACACTGGATTCAGAAACGGAAATACACCGCTCTGCAAATTTTAGAATCCGTGACACCGGAGAGATTGATTTTCTCCGTGAACGAATCCAACCGTGGGCGAGGGTACGAATAACGCAAGGACGAGTGGTTCATTCGGAGCGATCATTTCTCTCTCCCACACAGACAGTGCAAAATGAGAAAGACAGACGACCACCTGAACAATCAGGTTACGCCGAGTTCCCGCTTGGCGTTTTTCTTTTGTCTACGCCAGCGATTGAGTATCAGGGGAATGTGAGATTCAGGCAGATTGACGCTTACGATAAATTGCAAATTTTGATTGATGACGGCTTTACCACACGGTTTGTTGCGGATGAAGGGGAGGTTATTACGGATGTTGTTCGTAGGATTTTACAAGATGCGGGGATAAGTAAAATCAACATCGAACGAACCGATAAAACATTGCCCACATGGTTGGATTGGAACCCAGACGTAAGCCGTCTTGAGGTGGTCAATGATCTGCTAGGAATCATAAATTACGATCCTCTCTATGTGGATGAGTATGGATACTTTGTCAGCAGACCAAGCAGAAACCCAAGTGAGAGATCAACGGAATACACTTATGAGACGGATCATCTATCCATCATCACACCGGGCGCAAGAGCGATTGAGGATTTTTTCAATGTGCCTAATGAATGGGTGGGAGTGGTGAGTGAGCCGGATCGAGTCCCGCTGACTTACGTTTACCGAAACGAAAATCCCGACAGCCCCACATCCATCCCGAACCGTGGAAGAACATCCACCAGTTATATTGATGTGGATGCAGCAGATATAGACGCGTTGGAAGGAATTGTTGAAAAGCAAGCGTTTGAGGATAGTCAGATATATACGGAGATGGAGTTTTCCACGGTTGTCATGCCGCACCACTCACACAATGATGTTTATAGAATTAGGCATGATAAGTTAGGTATAAACGCACGTTTTCAAGAAATCTCATGGACGATGCCGCTTGCTCCGGGTGCAGAAATGATACACCGCGCAAAGCGGATCATTAGGATGTGAAGTTATGGAATTGATAAATATAATTAGACGTGAAATTGACGAACGCATATCCGGAGGTAGGCGTAGAAGGAAACCACAGGAGCATGTAATGGCCACTGTCTCCTCCCACAGCAGCAGTGGGGTGATGGTGACATTTGACGATGGCGGAGAAGCAGTGGGGCCTTATCGCAGACTGGCGACATACAGTCCGTCAGAGGGTGACCGGGTGATGCTGGCACGTGTGGGAGTCAGAAATAAGTATGTGGTGCTTGGGGAAGTAGAGTAGGGGAAACGGGGATAGTCGTAGTCTATCCCCTGCACTGCACCGACAGGGTGACGATGCAGTGTACTAAATAATGTACCCCGCCCAGAAATATATAAACAGGGGAATAAGCCCTAGTCGATTGCGAGGGTTATGAATGGAAGATGAAAATATGGAGGTATGGAAGGAGAAAGTACAGCAGGATATAAGTGATGTCAAGAGACGTCAAGGAGAGAATGAGTCGAAGTTGAACACTGTGATTAATGACGTACATCGGTTGCAAGTATCGGATCAATTGCAAGATGAAAAGATTGAGTCAATGAGGAAAGCGTTGGATAATATCCAGTCGGACACTCAGTGGATCAGGCGTAAAATCACAGGGGCAATCATAACCGCAACCATCACAGCAGTTGTTGCGGGTGTCATTGGAATTGCAATATCAAGAGTTTTTTAGGGAGTGATTTATTATCAATAAAATTAACTGGAAAGTACGATTTAAAAACCCTTTGTTCGTCGCCCAAATTGTGGCGGCTATTTTTGTGCCTATTTTGGCTTACTTTGGTATGTCAGCTCAGGATTTAACGTCGTGGGGGGTTTTAGGCGGGATGTTGTGGGATGCGGTGAGTAATCCATATGTGCTTATGACAGTAGCAATAAGTCTGTATAATGCTGTCACTGATCCTACCACATCTGGTAATAAGGATAGCAGTGTTGCGCTCAGGTATAGCAAGCCTAAAAAAGAATTGAGGTGATATAAGTGTTTCGGAGGTTATCACAGCTTGACGATATTCGTGGCAGTTTACCAAGAAACGGCAGTTACGGACAACGGAATTGGTCACAAATCAACGGCATTGCAAGGCATCACAGCGCCACCACAAGCGGTGATGCTTTTACTTTTGCCGATTGGCACGTGACAAACCCTAGCGGCAATCGTTGGCCGGGCGTAGGTTATCATTTTGTTATTACTCGCGATGGTACAATCCAATGGTCCAACAGCGTGAATCGAATCAGTTACCACGTCGGCAACAACAACAGCCGCATTATCGGTATCTGTCTCGTCGGAAATGGATCATTTACGGACGCGCAGGAACAATCATGGATAGAGTTGGTGCGTGCGCTTAGAAATAGTGATGGATTGAATATCTCGATTGAAAATATCAAAGGGCACAACGAGTATCCTGGTCACGCTTGGAATCAATGTCCGGGTATCAATATGGACACTGTGCGCTCCAGGATACGAAATTCGCCTGAAATTAAATCATCAAAGGAGGGGCCGAGAATGTGGGAGCCAACAAGCCGCTCTATCAAGGATGGAGCCGTCAAAGCAATGGAAGAAATGACCGACAAGGACAAATACGGTAACGCCGCAATCGGACAAGATTGGGTTGACAAGGCTAAAGACGGAGAACTCACGCTTGACGATGCGGCCGCGTTGGGTATGTATATTGCGCGGCATAGCAGATAGTGATATAGTAGAGACAACAGAACCCGCCAAGCCTCTCACTGATGCGGAATTGGCGGGTCGAGTATTGACAAACGAATGAATTATCTATAAATTGGAAGTGTGAGAGTGCCCTTGACATAGAACATCAGGGGAAACTAGAGGCCACGCTATTACGGCGTGGCTTTTACTCATTTAAACAGCCTGCCCAGCCCGCGCCCAGTCGCCTTGCCCGCAATCCTGCGCCCGATTCTGCGACCAACGTGGCCTTTCTTAACCGCGTTAATATCACCGAGTATTTTCGCCAGCGTATATAAAAATCCGCGGAATTTATTCATTGGTTCCACCTCCCGGCAAGTGTTTCTTTTCCAAATATAATCTACCATTGTAATAAGCTTCTTCTGGCGTTTTAAACCCTGCTTTAAAGTATTTCTTACCCTTAACCGTAATCCAAGCGCGATAGCGCACCTCTTGAGATTTGCGAGTATAATATTTGCTCACGCCCCTATAACCCGTGGAGCTGTCTTTGCGTGGTTCTTTGCCCTTAAACAGCGGTTTAACTACACCGTCAACACGTTTATCGTCGTATTGGCGTCTTAGATTTTCTTGTTCTTGCTCGCCCTTCAGACAGCCACATGACTTCGTTTCTCCCGTGGTTAAATAGATTCCTTTTACGATGACTTGATTTCCACAGTCGCAATTGCAGAGCCAAGTTAGCCTTCCATCGACTGTATCTGCCTGCTCAATAACTTCGAGTTTGCCGTAACACTTTCCGGCGAGGTCGATTTTCTTAGGCATTGCCTTGATTCCTTTTTTCAAAATCCTCTACATACTCCCTGATTGCTTGCATAATCACATGACTACGATTAAGTCCGTCACGATCAAGAGCTTTATCAAACCTTTCAATCAGAGCGTCTGGCACTCGTACTTGCACAGTTTTGTTTGCCATAAAAACATACCTCCTTACGCAACCGCAGCAGTTACCTCTGATGCATCAATTTCGATAATCTGTCCGTTCGCAACTTGGATAAAGCGACGATCCCCAGCATTACATACCTCATAAATTCCGTCGGTGAGATTAAAGCTTTTGTCCATCATGTTATATTCTGATTCTCTTACAAATTCGCGATTAAAACGAAAACGCGGGTGAGTGCCTGTGATTTTAGCTACCCATGACTTGTGCTTGCGGCTCCCTGATGTAGTAGTAAGAGTAGCGACCTTTGGAGCTTTAACCTCAGCCCAAGCCATTTTAAGTGCCATTGCAAAGTATTCTTTTACCGATCCACCAAATTTGCTTTGCCCATCCTTTGCAATTTCCCAAGCTCTCACCATCACGTTTTTCATTTTAATTTCCTCCTTCTTATTTTTGGTAAGGGGCCGAAGCCCCTCAATTTAAATCCTCGTAATATTTACTGGCTTCTCCCAATCTTCGACCATTTCCTGCTCATCTTCGATTTGCTCCCAGTTATCAACAACTTCCCAAGTGACTTCATGGTCATTGCCTTCCGTATCCTCGGCAGATGCTCTATAATATGGTGTTTCGTCTGCCGCGCCATCGATGTAGGGTTGCTGGGTCAATGTCCACCACACCTTTACCTGTTAACGGAAGTGAGCATTCTTTCAATATTTTCGGA